CCATACCTGCTGCCATCAGACTGAATAATCCTACTTTTGCTTCACCCTTGGTCAATCGGTCAATTGTGACTTGACGTTCCTTACTATTCATTTCACCCGTTAAGAGTGCTGCCTTGTCCCCATACTGTTCAGCCAAGAACTTGAGCGGAGCAATATAGTTACTGAAGATAAGGATAGGTTTATCGTTATCCAAGAACTCATCCACCATTTCTACCAATCGTGGAATCTTCTTTTCAATCAAGAAGTTTTGAAGTTTCGGCATGTGACCGATGGTAGGTTTCTCTACCTTCCACCGACCAAAGACTTCTCGTAGTAATTCCTTGTATTGTTTCTGTTCGTCCTTCGTTAATTCTACATACAAGTCATTTCGTTGTTTTGCTGGAAGTTCAGTAAGAATCTGTTCCTTTTTACGACGAATGACCAAATCTTTGGTACGGTCGTGGAGGTCTTGGAGATTACGGGGTGCTTCTCCCTTCCATCCCCCGTAACGTTGGGTAAAATGGAAGAAGTTGTTGAAACGTTCTTTGTCAAGGAAGTTCAACAAAGCGAACGCTTCGATTGGACGAGACATCACGGGAGTACCGGTGAGGAATAGGCAGTACTTCGTTTTGATGCCTGGATATTTGCGTCGTTCTTTATACGAACCCAGAATACTCTTTGCTCGTATAGTTTGTCGGTTCTTGAGATAGGTTGCTTCGTCACAGACTAATAGTTCAAATTCTTGCTTTCGTAAGTCACCGACAACCTTACCCACGGCGTCATAATGGACAATGTGAAACTGATTTGACAGCTTACCATCGTAACTCTTACTGTCCCAGATGGTCGCATCCTTCCCAGTAAACTTCTTGATTTCACGTTTCCAGTTGACCACAACCGACAACGGACAGACAATCACCGTCTTAAGCTGCTTGTGTTGAGCGAATCCGATAGCTTGTGCAGTCTTACCCAACCCAGGCGCATCTGCGATGAGACACCGACCATCTGCTCGTTCGACGAACTTGACGCCAACTTTCTGGTATGCGTAAAGCTGAAGTTGCATGCCATTGATGTCAAAATCAATATCATCTTTGACTCGTATCTCATCTAAATCTTCACGGCGGTCTTTGAGCTTTTCCAGTAACTTCAAGACTTTCTCATCACATTGGATATTTTCTTCGCCAAAGACCTTAAACACTTTCGGAAGATGAACTGCTGGAAACTCCCACGTTTTATTTTCCCCATTCCACTTACGACCGTCTACTTCGTACTTGAAACGTTCCATCAAGGGTGGATTATATGGCATAGCGACAGCCCCCGTTTTACTATCAACTAACGTAACGGTGACTTGAACTGATGTTGATGTTTGGGGCTTTTCTACCGCGGGAGTTTGCGTGGTACGGGCAATCTTTAAATGGGAAATGTCTTCACCAGCCAATACCAGTTTGGCTGCTTCTTTCCAGACTTCGGGAATCCCAATCGTGGTGGTCATCCATTGGAGATATGATTGATTTCGATAATAAACAGTCGAAAGCGAATATCCCTTGAATTTTCCCCACGTAAGTATTGCGGTATCAGCTGACGGATGTACCATCTTCGACCTTGACGTATGTAAATGTATCTACGTCTAATCTCCACCCATCGTTGGGGTCTAATCCTAATAGCCGCATCATTTCTTCGTTAGCGACCACTACTTTGGTGGTCAACTCTTGTTGATACGTTTTCAATAATTGGTTGTTACTTTCAATTAAATGGCGTAATGCCAATGGAACTGGAACCGTTGCTGTCATAATATCTACCTATGGTGTTTAATAAAATTTAAAATGCCGTTTAATATTTGTCAAGGTTATGGAATAGCAGGGATGTTTGGATTTGATGATGTTGGTAAATAATCTGGACATCCTACGCTTGAGTATACATACCCAGCAGTTTCAATACATACGATACTGAATTGAGAACCAGACGCTCTGTTTGGGTTAACAAACAAAGATAATGAAGTAAATAATCCAGGACATTCTTTTGTTCCGGGAGGACACACGGTATAACTACTACCCATATCACCTTGTTGACCGGTTACCCCTTGGGCGCCGACAGGCGAAGTACTTGTACAGTCTGACGCAGATTTGTGAACACCGGTCGTACCACTTGCTGGTGCATTAATGACTGATGTTACGAAAGACGCTGTTGGAACAACAATCGATGCAAATTGTGGTCTACTTGCCGTAACCGCAGATATCGAATAACTAACGTTTGTGTTTACCACTAAACTTGAATTACCAAATGGAAAATAATATGACATTAGATGCTGCTCGCGCAAGTGTTGCCGGTGAGAGTGATAGTTCCAGCGCCATCGGTATTGAATATCGCGTTACTTGTTGGGTCTGATAAACTTGATAGGTTAACTGCGAGTGATGAACATGATGAATCATAATATAATACTACTCCGTTCGTTAATGAACTCGCATTGGCGTAATAGGTTTGTGCAAATCCGTAATTACAAGTATAATTTACCCCATTAAATGTAGCGGTACCAAGAGCGTCTGTGGTGTAGCACACAGTATTAGACCCCGTACTTCTGGCTATAGATAACAGATACACACTATTTCCACGATATCCAGATGGGCCGGTCGATCCTTGTGGACCCGTTGCACCCGTCTTGGTATAGTTCGACCCACTAGCACCAGTAGACCCAGAAATATTAAGTGCCAAACTCGCGGTATTAATTGCTATGGTACCTAAATTATATAAAAACTGTGCCGTTTGTGTTAAGCTTGCACTTACCGCGGTATTGGTAATGCTTATTGGTACATTATGAGGAAAAAATTGCATAAATAATCCTAGAAAGCGTCGGAAATACCACCGGGTGCTCCCGTTGGTCCTTTACTACCGGTTGCTCCTTGTGGTCCTTGTACATATATACAAATCCCATCAGAACCATTTACACCAGCCACGCCTGTAATAGCTTTCGATGCCGTATAAACTCGTATAGCTGCACTCGCTGTTGCTGCATAACTAGCATACGAAGCAGTTAATACGGATTGTAAATTTGCTGAACCCGACCCAAATGGATAAAATCTCATATTATTCTTCTGTGGAGAGAATGTAGAGTGACGCGGTGATATTTTGTGTAGCACCCGTTCTATTTTCTAATTGATACCCAAGCGTTCCGGTTCCAGTAGAAAGGTTTCCAGCTTCCCACGTGTAGGCTTCCAACACAGGAACAAACTTGTATGCAAAACTTCCAGTATCAAAAATAACGTCTGCAATCAATTGTGATGCGGCCGACGAGGCCGTATCGAATGACCGCGTTTGTTCTGATGACGGAACATCTTCAATTCGTGTTGAATATAGTCTTAACCGTGATCCTGTTGTGGCGCTACCACTTAATATTATAAAACTCTTCTTTGTGGTAATACTACCAGACACGCCATACCCCGTAGTAGGGATAGATGACCGACTTATTATTAATGAAGTGCGGTCGGTGATACTATCTCCAACAACTCCAAAATCATATACTGTTAAGTTCACCGCTGTAGGACCGAATGAACTACTAATATGATACCATACATCACCATTACTAAACGTGTTTCCGATAATAGGCGGATTTAAATCAAGGCTTAGACCAGTTCCTTGTATTAAAGAAATATCGGAGATTAATGCAACTGAATCGTTGAGATTGAAATCGGTAGGCCCTCTACTAGCATCAATATTGACACTAGCACTGTCCGAATATAATCTGATTCGCGTGGTCTTATTTGATTCTGCATTTAATAAAATAAATGCCCCACCGGGACGAGGTGCCATAGCCCCACTTACTATTCCTGCATAAAATGTAGGAATAGTAAGTGTTCTTCTTGTAAAACTCGCCCCGGCCAATACTCGTTCTAAAATACCCATGTATGTCTCTTATGGAAAGGTACCACTATAAATATCTAATTTAACCAATAATAGACAAATTTTACCGATAATGGTCACCACCAAGCCACAATACGAAGGACCGACGAGTTCCCTTAGTGACTGGGGCAACCCGGTGCATCATATAGGATGGGAAAATAACCACATTTCCACGACCCCGTGGGGCTTGAAGTGGACCATCTCCACCCTGCCAGATTTCTAAATCACCGCCTTCATATTCATCTGGAGCAGCTAATTGTACGGTAATAGACACCTTTCGGAGTGATAACATGCCAGGTCCGATGTCTTGGTGCCATCCATAATGACCACCAGCAGAAGCGTGGTATTCGGTGTATTGAATTCCTTCTGGTGCGGTATGTAAATCGAAGTTCCAAAGTACATCATTAGCTTCGATAGCCATTCGCATCAACTTATCATATAGCCATTCCCACTTTTCGGTTTGGGGAACCCACTTAATAGATGATGAGCGGATTTGCTTATTCCCACCAGCAGTGGTTGCTTCTTGGAATGGGATTTCGCCAACTTCCCGATAAATCTTATCAAGCTCTTGGTCACTAAACCCTTTGTCAAACCAGTAGTAGTTCTGTGAATCTACGTGCTTTTTTGGGAAAATAAAAGTGTTTTGCATACATAACTCCTTAGTTAGAATATTTAGAAAAATATATTTCCTTGTCGTTTTCAGTAATCGGGGTAAATTCAGGTAATCTAGAGGTGATCGACCATTCCGTTACACAAACATTTTTAATTGAATACACTACATCACTACGTTTTGTAAACTCTCTGGTTATAAAATCATCACCAAACCAGACTTTTAATTCATTTGGGATAGGCGTCCATCTGTCTCGCTTAAACATAAATAAACACCCCCACCCCGTACCTCGACCTTCTGTATTGACTACTTGAATTTCCGTATTGTGGACATCCGTAATCATATCTTCACATAAAAAGCAACTCGTAGATAATCCGTAGATTCCGTTTTCTTTATCAGCGTGCGATTGATGTGCAGTTAATATATATGGTATCGATGGATTGCACCATACATCGTCGTTTAGAATCATCACATATTCACTCGTAGAGATATCAACTCCTAAGTTCCACGCTGGGTTTACATATATATTTTCTATTTGCTTGTTATACTGTAATTTACTTAAACCCGTTAACATTTCAGTTGGGCAAGAATTCGAATCATTATCTATCAAAATAATTTCATTAACCAAACTGCTATTATTTAAATCAACTAGCACTTCTCTAAATCGTCCTAGGTGCTGCTTCCACATCGTGGGTATAACGATAGAGTACATTTTAATCCTCGTAAATGTAATTTACAAAGTTTTCTTCTGTTCCAAATCGACTTGGTACGCTTAACGGGTCATTTGGGTTGATTCGATATGGATAATCGTCTACGCCAAGTTCTGCGAATCTTTGTGCAATCCTAGCATTATAATGATACATAATTGTTCTAACTCTACGTTGAATATCTGCCCTCGACAAATCGTGTGTATTCTGACCCGTGTGATTATTATAAATAAACTGAATGTATCCGAGCTTTGGTATCTTTACAAATTTAGTGTGTAGAAATGTTCGTACAATCAATTCATAATCATCTGCTATAGCCAAGTCTCTATTGTGACCACCGACGGCGAAGTACACATCACGACGCCATACTCGTACGTGGTTCGGTACTCCAACAATATGACGAATTGTTTTTGGGTTGATGTTCGAGGTTAAAGCAACATCCCAATTACATCCCCGATAATTAACTTTTCTATACGTGCCATACCCAAGAGAGAATCCTTCCCCATATGTAAGCGATACCCAATCTTCGGTTACTTCGACGCTATCATTATAAATAAATCCAGCATCGGGAAACTTATTTGCTGCGTTCATCACATCCATCGAACAGTTGTCGGTTAATAAGTCGTCGTGGTCCAGTTCTGCGAGCCACTTACCCCGAGTCAAACACGCAGCTCTATATTTTGATTCCCCAATGATTCCCTTGGTCTTTTCTCTAAAATCATATACTCTAACTCTGGGGTCTTGTGCTGCGATTTGCTCTGCGATTTTTAACGTTTTACCACCATCGGATGAATCGTTAACCATCACCCATTCCCAATTTTGATAGGTTTGCTCTTTCAACGATTCGTATGTTCGGACTAGCTTAGTTCCTGTGTTATAAATTGGAGTAAAGTACGAAATCAAATGTTCATTACTTTGTTCAAGCATTTGATTCATCGCACAATTATATGCGATATCTCCGATATTCTGTTGCGTTGGAGGAACAGTCATCCACTTTTTACGTACTTCTAAATTTGAATAACACAGATTTGGAAACTTTTTATAATCATCCGATACGGTAATAATAGAATCGGGTTTGACGTTTATTAAAATATTGTTTAACTGTGCATCATCCTTGGCGTACGTGACATCTAAACTAACATCTTCGTACCCCAAGTAATTTATACTTTCAAGCTTTGGCTCATCAGGACCAATATATAATACCTTTGGTACTCTAGCTTTCTTGACAGCTGTTAAGTAGTTGTAAAAACACAGTACCTTGTGGATAAAGTGAAACTCATCGGGTACAAGATTATATAAAGGTTCAATAAATCGACCGTCCGCATCATACCCACCTTCATATGTTTTTAGACTATACAGAGATGTATGTAAGGCATATTGGGCAGAATCTATATGACGGAGCTTCATATGTTCTGGGCCTACCTTACGAATCTCTAATCCCGTAAAATCATTTCCACCGACATATTGTTCAAACACAAATCCTTTCTTGGTTGGATTTTGTTGAATCGCTTCCAGTAATTCAGTATAGAAGTCTGGGTGTAGGATGTTATCATCATCTAGAATTGAGACGAATCCTTCTTCAATCCCCGCCACTATCGTACTGATTTGCGGATAAAGATAATCAGTCCCATTACTTTTAAGAAAATAAAACCGTGTTTGGTTATTTTGCAGTCGGTTTAACAGCTCCGCATCAATATCCTTAAGTGTAGTAGTATCAAATAACAAATGCCAAACCACATCAAATGGGCTTGGAAATACCGTTTGTTTAATTTTTTCTAGATTATGTAACCGAGTACATCTAGTAAATAAATGTAATTTTAACACCATGCTCTCCTTATACTGAATAATAATACTCTGGCGTATTAAATAATTCTTTAAGCTCTTGCGTCAAGTTATCTTTGATTCCATACGTTACGGGTCTACCAAAAATATCTTCAAACTTTGAAATCTTATCTAAGAAATACTCATCTGGCTGATTTTGATAGTGCATTAGCTCAGAATGAGAAAAGTTGTTTAATTTCTTTCGTATAGATGGTAACCCACCCAAATAACTGAAATGCCACGCTGCATCATAAATAATCTTCTTAAATCCCGACATTGGACTGTTTCTCATCCCTTGAACAGAATTTAAATGTGCCGAATAATATTCAAATTCTGTACCCGCAAAATCATAATAATTCTTCTTAGTAAATAATTGCGGGCCTGGTATTGTCGTTTTATTATCTACGTAATTTACATAAAAGTAATTGTTTGTCATCATAAACGTGACCGGCTTTCCGTGGTCATATATGAACCGCTTGTCGTAAAACTCATCCGTGTCACTTATAATGATAATATCATCGTCCAGTTGGTCGGCGATAAATGAATTAAGCTGTTCTCGTAGCTTCCATTCATTTATCCACGGACCTTGTGGCCACGTATATTCAATCCCTTTTGATACGTGTTCAAACTCACGATTAACCAAATATGTTATTTTGTCTTTATTTTTTAGTTCGTCACGAATTGTGGGAAATACCAATTCTCTATCTTCCCCATAAAAGTTTTTGTCTGCTTCACATATTACAAACTGGTCTACTTTGTCATCGTAATATGCCAGACGCTTCTTTAGTAAATCAACCTCGTCCGAAAAGATAACACAATCAATTACCTGCATTTTACCACGCTACATCAAAGAAGAACAGTTGGAAGAATCGAGCGGTTTCAATACTATCACCAAAGTAGTTAGTAGCAGCATGTAACGTCTTTGCATCGAACATTACCAATCGGTTATACACGTTTGCAATACTATCAACTAATTCGTAGGTACTATTGTCGTAGAAATTCATTTGACTTGACCGACCCTTAAATGTACGTTCATACAGTTCTGGATTGTCATCATAGTTGTCAAATCGGGTTGCTCCCGTAATCTTACTACGATACGTTGCGGTTCCAGAGTTTAATGGGGCATCGGGCGTGAGGTATACCATCGCAGCGTATGTTTGTGTGTCAACGTGGTATACAATCGGGTCTGTTGATGTGCAGTATTGGAACTTTCCATTTGCATATGACGGGTCATTCCAATTAATAATTTCTTTACCTAAGATACGCTCGAAAGCTTCCTTCGTTCCGTTTAGAATGAAACGTTCTTCACTACGCTTACCCCGATGATAATCCGAACCAGCGAATGTCAAATTATTCATTGCGAATGAACGAATCCAATCTGGATTGTCGTAGAAGTTATCGACGACTACTACCCCTTTCTTTTGTATCGGATTAAATCCAGAATAAAATATCGCCCACTTCTCAAATGTACCAATATTCTGAACCGTTGACCCGTCCGCTAAAATAAGTCCTACGGAATCCTTGATTTGATTTCTATCGATTGTTACTTCGACGCCAACGTGGGGTGTCTTTAAAAATGGATACACCTTAACCACATCTGGTCGAAATCCGATGGTCGTAAGGATTGGTTGGTTATTAAGTGTTATCGAGCTGATAGCTTGTTCTGTGTGAGCCAGCCATCCTTTGAATGTCAGCGCACTTCCGTTAACTTCTAGCGAATCCATATACCACAAGATACCGTTAACATTAGTAAAATGATTCATAATGTCTTTCATAGAAACTCCTTAATTGGTGTAAAACAAAACGTATTCATACCAACATATAAGAAATTCTCATATGGCAGTATGAATACGTGTGTTTATTTTTATTGTAATATAACTCATTTATAGTCCTTATGCGTTGTAACCTATTTAGTATACACCTTTACTCGTCTGTTGTCAAGTCCTTATTCTTTAATTTTTCAATTTCTAGGTCTAATTCCTTGATTGCTTGAATTAATAGGGCGACAATCTTTTCATAACGAACGGCCATATACCCATTTTCTCTGGTGATAACGACTTCAGGAATGACTCTTTCAATTTCTTGAGCGATAACACCGATGTCGTGACCATAGTTTTCGTGAATACCTTCCATCGGTATCCAATCAAACTCATATCCACCCAATTGACGAATCTTTTCAATTGCACTGGCAATAACTTGCTTATTTTTCTTTAATCTAGCATCTGATGAATAGTAGGCAACAATGTCGTTAGTTGCACGAATATTACCAGCCGTACCCGATGCAGCTGTGCCAACGCCTAAAGAGTTTACTTGGGCGTTAGAGTTTGTAGTAAATCCACCAGCTGCACCTTGTGGTCCGGTTGGACCTTGGTTCCCCTGCGGGCCTTGGCGGCCTTGTGGTCCGGTTGGACCTGCACCGCCGGTTGGTCCGGTTGGGCCTTGATTGCCTTGTGGACCAGTACCACCTGTATTTCCGGTTGGGCCTTGGTTCCCCTGCGGGCCTTGGCGGCCTTGTGGTCCGGTTGGACCTGCACCGCCGGTTGGTCCGGTTGGGCCTTGATTGCCTTGCGGTCCGGTTGGGCCTGTACCGCCGGTTGGTCCTTGATTACCTTGTGGTCCGGTTGGGCCTGTACCGCCGGTTGGTCCTTGATTGCCTTGTGGACCAGTGCCACCTGTATTTCCGGTTGGTCCTTGATTGCCTTGTGGGCCTTGGCGCCCTTGTGGTCCCAAATTTCCTTGTGGTCCTGTTGGTCCTTGGTTTCCTTGTGGTCCGGTTGGGCCTTGATTGCCTTGTGGGCCTTGATTGCCTTGTGGGCCTTGTCGGCCTTGTGGTCCGGTTGGACCTGTACCGCCGGTTGGACCTTGATTACCTTGTGGGCCTAATCCTTGCGGTCCTTGATTGCCTTGTGGACCAGTAGCACCACTTGGACCTTGGTTTCCTTGTGGACCGGTACCACCTGTATTTCCGGTTGGACCTTGGTTCCCTTGTGGACCTAAATTACCTTGTGGACCTAACGGACCCTGGTTCCCTTGTGGTCCAGTACTACCCGTGTCACCGGTTGGTCCTTGATTACCTTGAGGTCCAGTTGGTCCTTGGTTTCCTTGTGGGCCTAGGTTACCCTGCGGTCCTTGGTTGCCTTGTGGCCCTTGGTCCCCTTGCGGGCCTTGATTACCTTGTGGACCTGTGCTTCCAGTTGACCCCGTTGGGCCTTGATTACCTTGTGGGCCTGTACTTCCGATTGGACCCTGGTTTCCCTGTGGGCCGGTTGGACCTTGATTACCTTGTGCCCCAAGTCCTTGCGGTCCTTGATTTCCTTGTGGACCCGTGCCACCAGTTGGGCCTTGGTTGCCTTGCTGACCTAAGTTTCCTTGTGGTCCTTGATTGCCCTGTGGACCTTGATTGCCTTGTGAACCAATTGGACCTTGATTACCTTGCGGACCAGTGGTACCCGTATTTCCAGTTGGACCTTGGTTACCTTGTGGTCCGGTTGGTCCTTGGTTTCCTTGTGGGCCTTGATTGCCTTGTGGTCCGGTTGGTCCTTGGTTGCCTTGCGGACCCTGGTTTCCCTGTGGGCCTTGATTGCCCTGAGGGCCTTGGTTCCCTTGCGGTCCTTGGTTCCCTTGTGGCCCTTGGTTCCCTTGCGGGCCCTGGTTTCCTTGTGGGCCGGTTGGACCTTGATTACCTTGATTGCCTTGTGGCCCAGCAATACCCTGTGGTCCTTGGTTGCCTTGTGGCCCTTGGTTACCTTGCTGACCCGTTGGACCTTGATTACCTTGTGCCCCAAGTCCCTGCGGACCTTGATTACCTTGTTGTCCACTTGGTCCTTGATTGCCTTGAGGGCCTTGGTTACCTTGTGGACCTTGATTGCCTTGTGGTCCTTGATTGCCTTGTGACCCCGTTACCCCCGTTGGCCCTTGATTACCCTGTGGACCGGTGGTACCTGTATTTCCAGTTGGTCCTTGGTTACCTTGCGGACCCTGATTGCCTTGTGGACCTTGATTGCCCTGCGGTCCTTGATTGCCTTGCGGACCCTGATTGCCTTGTGGACCTTGATTACCTTGATTCCCTTGAGGGCCTTGGTTGCCCTGTGGACCTTGATTACCTTGCGGACCCTGATTGCCTTGTGGTCCTTGTGGAGTTAGGGCAAATGATGCAGTTTGTGCATAAGAAGCAGATACTGCAAAACTACTGGTCCCAAACAATGATCCTGTAATACCTTGGGAAACGTTTAGTGACCCCGTAACTACGATACCACTTTGTGATACTAATAGTGACCCCGTAATAACCGCACTCCCAGAGAATGGGAATCCAGAGCCACCCGCATTTAATGCGTACGAGGCAGTAAGTGCTTGTGATGCGGAAACTGCCCAACTACTGGTACCGTACAGAGAACTGGTAACCGATACGGACGTAATACCATCGTTCGTAGTCAAACTACCTGTCAATATGTAATTTCCATTCAGCGTCTTGGTATTATGCCATATAGCACCATCATATACTAACAAGTCACCCACAGCAGGACTTGTAATTCCTACATCAGATAGTGAAGCTAGTGTGGTTGATGCTGGGGTAACACCAGATGCTCCTATACCACCAACACTACGAAAAATGCCGCCTTGTACGATTGCTGACGTTGCACTATCTGTTAAATTGGTACAATCTTTTCTAACGATTAAATAACCTAAGAATATTGCATTGAGTGCCGTATTCGGTGCTTCCGAGAACGGTTCGGTATCAATACCATTCCGTGCGTCAAGTAGCGTGGCATATTCTGCATTACCGTAATAAACAATAAATGCACTTGTTGGGGAGTTTGGAACCCAGAATACACGTTGAACAGTCCAGCGATTTGTAGCTGGACTAGTTCCTGTTACTGTGGTTAATTGTCCCGTAGCAATGTTTACATATTGTGTTGGGTCAATGACCGTATATCCTGCTGCGCTAACGCCTGTATCAATGATTGGTGTGGATCCGGATAGGTAATACCGATAAATTTTTGAGGTCGTCGTTGCAGCTTCTGTAACCGTGGATGGGTGGTTTGCATTAATTGTATAATTTGAGCCCTCACGGAATGCCGTTCCTGCGGTTCGATTAATTCCTAAACTTGACCCACTTGCGGTTAGTGTATGCCCCGTTACCTTTAATGGACCGAATGCTCTAATAAAGTCATCATTCTTTTGAAATCCACCATAGGAAATTTGTGGGGAATTAAACACCCCAGTGGATACACTACCACTTAAATGCAATACTACCCCGAGGAAGATTTCTGTATCCCATTGGTCGATATTTGTTGACCCCCACGCGGCGGTTTGTTGTACCACATCGCCATTACTATCTAATCCAACGTAGGTAATCTTTGCGGAACCCGAGTACGTGATAGGAACATTTGTCTTATTTCCCCATACGACATATTTTACTGCGGGGTACGGTTCATTTGCAAGACTTGCATTTTGTGTAACGATAAGACCAGACCCCGACGTGATACTAAATGTCGTTGACCCCAACGAAGACGACATAACACCACCATTTAGCAAACCCGTATATAAATTTGATTCTAACCACCGTAACCGTGTGGTGTTAAAGAATCCGCTTCCATTTTGTGTGAAATATAAGTCATTGGTTGACCCACTGACGTAGATGTAGGATGCACTAATACCTGAATCAATATTTGTAGTCGTAGGATTGAATCGTATATATCCTGTTTCTTGTAGGTCGCCGTATATATGTACGGACGGATCGGTAACCCCGAGCGCACTTGATACTATCAATGTTCCCGATAATAGTGTGTTTCCTGCTAATGTATTATTACCAATTTGTGTGGTTGACCCCGTAATGTTCAAACTACCGGTAACAATTTGATTACCTCTAAAGGTATTTGACCCCGTAGTGGCAATCGTCTGAATACCGGTGGTATTACGAACATCAATTTGCGCAGACGACGATACCACACCTGGCGGTATGGAGGACGAGACTTCTGCGGAAAAGTTATTAATTGCTGATGTGGGAATACTACCGGTCTTGATTAAAACCCCAGATAAACGTGTTTCGGCCACTACTCCACTCCGGTTAAATTAAGAACTATCATATAAATAGATGCTATATGAAATCTTAGTATAAATATCATTTTTTTATCCAATAAACAGAAAAGACACGCATTCTGGCGTGCCTTTTCTATCTATACGTTATTATTTTATGCGTCTGTTAATATAGGAGCAAGGGCAAGAAGTGCCGTAGGTTCTAATTCCATTGAGTCTGGAAAATCCGACAGCTTTAATCCGACATTACTGACTTCGACCACTTGGGACAATAATTCATCTAATTCCATATTAACCAATTCAATCTTGTCATTCGGGATTGTGATAGTGTTTGGAATTACCTTACCATCCTTATCCAACGCTTCGACCAAATTATCTAAATGGTCCCGCTTGGCGTACTTTAATCGGATTTCCTTCATAGGTTCTTCCACTGCTTTTGCAAATGGTTCAAGAGTACGAACCGCAGTGGTTACCTTCCATGCCAACTTAATTGGAAGCTTGTGTTGGCTGACCGTACTAAGTGCCGATAAAATATTCAAAACCTGTACATTTGTTAACTGCATGGTATAACCTCCAAATAATTTAATATATCAAATATATGTTAAAACTATGAATTTGTCAAGGACCGGTTTATACCGAACCACTTACGGTTGGTGTTGGTCCTCCAAGATTTTGTCCCCACGGAGTTTCCATTACGTCAGACCACGGGTCATTCTTCTTGGTGATTTGCTTTTGAATTTGTTCATTTACGTGTTGTTCATAGGTTCCCACCACAACAGCTTGAACCCATCCCAAGACTTGTTCTTTTGTTAATTCTTCATATGGAGTAAAGCTACCACTTGCTGGCAGTGAAAGTGGGGTTGCACCTTGGAATACTCCCGTAGTACCATTTTCATCTGTGCCTGTCTTGCTCCAACGCACATGAACAATTACGTTGCTCAATCCGTCGAGTGTTGGTGCCTTCCGCATATTGGTGATGTCCCATGTGTATGTTATTGCCATTGTGTTCTCCTACCAGGTCATCTGGTTCTGTTTGAGAGTTATGAGTTATTTATACGATTTTCCAGCTCTTCTATTTTTGCTTGTTGTTCCTTGATGGCTTGCACCAAAATAGGAACCAACCGAGTGTAATTCAAAGTGAGATAGTTTTCACCTGACTTGGACACTCTGCGAGGATTGGTTTCATCACTGAAATCATTTTCCACGTCGAATGGTGCCAGTTCCACGAGTTCAGGATAGAATGCTTCCACTTCTTGGGCACTCAACCCAATTTGTGTTTTATTGCTACCAAAGTTGAAACTGTTGGCCAAGGCGTTGTCCACATATTTGAAGGGTGTCCAGGACTTGATGGCATCTAATGCACCCACAAGTGTTCCTGTTTTCTCCTTCAATCGTTCATCTGAGTAATATTGTACTAAGTCTTGCCAGACATAGAATCGTTTATCATAGGTGGCTTGAGCACCCACTTGACGATTTTGCGGATAACTATTTCCTACGAACCCAGTTTCAAACGATGTGGTGATGGAGGCAATCGTCAACCCACCGCCAGAAGTGAAGTAGATTTGTGCATCGTTCGTGCCATCGTTACTTTGGTCACCTCCGTAAAACAACATACGTCCTTGGAAGATGGTTCGATACATGTAACTGGTACTGGCTGGGTCAACATAATATCCCGTGTCATTTTGGTCATAGAACAGAGGCGCACGTGCACTTCCTGCCATAACAGTAAATCCGTAATCAATATAAAATGCGCTACCATTCCAATACCAGATCCATCCACGGCTGTTATCATGCACCCCTACGTTATCACCTGTGGTGGACATGAACACGTGACGAGAACCGATACCCCACCCACTCCATCCGTTACGACCACCGCCGTATGTGGTGGCGTTTCCGTAACTATTACCTGCAGAATCAGCCGCCCATATACCACGACCATATGATTGGAAATACAATCCACAATCTCCTTGTGGTCGGAACCAATCGTTTGCCAATACATAAGATAATTGTGAAGTACCAGCGGGGTCTATGTAATAGCCGGTATTGTTGTTATCATACATAATGGTATAATAAGCTGCTCCACCTCCATAGGTAGCCGCCCCGTTACGATATATGTCACCATACAACCACTGTGTTCCACCCGAGTAAATGCCACTTGGGTGCCATGATGCTGCCCCGGTACCACCTACGTTACCATTACCTTGATAGGAGTACGTTTGTAATGCGTTGAGATTAGAGGTACTTGCGGGGTCGGTATAGTATCCTGTATTATTGCTATCATAGAAGATGGGAGCACGAAATGAGCTAGCAACCCAATTGTTACCAGACATATCCAGTTCCCATCTATTAAATCCAGCAGACCATCCACCAATGCGCATCACGTTGTCGCTGTCGAGTCCCATATTGACAGCGTAATAGCCGCCACGATGGAACGACATAATTGCGCCGCTTCCGTTGTTTGAATACGCTTGAAGCGGCGGACTATCGGAAGTCGTATTTCGATTAGCGACAAATGTATTAGCACCAGTCCATGAATTATTTGTGCCTAAAATACTAGCGCCAGATGGGCCCGTTGGTCCTGTTGGTCCGGTTGCACCAGTCGGTCCTGTTGACCCAGGAGAACCCGTTGGGCCAGTTGGTCCTGTTGCTCCTGTGGGGCCTGTTGCGCCTTGTGGGCCGGTAGATCCTGTTGGTCCGGTTGAACCAGTCGGCCCGGTTGGTCCCGCCACGCCTTGTGGTCCTGTTGGTCCTGTTGGGCCAGTTGCTCCGTTAGAACCAGCTGCGCCTTGTGGGCCAGTTGGCCCCGTAGGTCCAGTTGGGCCAGTTGCTCCATTAGAACCAGTTGCACCTTGTGGACCTGTTGAACCTGTGCTTCCAGTTGGACCTTGGTTGCCTTGCGGACCTTGGTTACCCTGAGCTCCTGTTGGCCCTTGGTTGCCCTGAGGGCCTTGGTTGCCTTGTGCACCAGTCAATGATAAGTCTGAACGTTTCTTGATACTACCGTCTGCGTTCAATACTAAGATATTATTTTCTGTGGTACCAGTTGGGGTTGACGGAAGAATGAGTGACCCCGTAAGTGCTAATGATCCTGTGAAAGTGTGCGTATCATCAATACTGTCACCAAACTTTGTAGACCCAGACCTATAGATGACCGATGAAGAAATAAATTCTGTATGAAATTCTTCTGCGGTAATCCGTCCTGCAACGGTAAGATTTTGTGGGAAGGTAAAGTCACTATTACCGAATGTTGTTCCAGTAAGACCGCTAAGTTGAACTTGTGCGGAATGTGATACAGTTCCTACTGGAAGAAAATCTCGTACTTGTGTAGAATGAGAAACAATGTTTGCTGGAATACTTGAAAGCTGTCCGTATACAACTTGAGAAGAATGTGATACTGATCCTTCTGGAAGAAATGCTTTGACTTGTGCAGAGTGTGATACAATATTAGCGGGAACTTGTGCTAGCGTGGTATATGGAACGTTAACAAGATTTATCCCACTACCAGAGTATGATCCCGTGAATGACCCCGAGAAGGCAGAGTGCGATTCGTCGTCATCTATTAATTCCCCTTCGTTGGCAGCGTTTTGTCTAGTTCTTTTAACAGATAGTGCTCCGTCCTTTTCACTAAGTCTAATATTGCCCATATAAATGGTGGACCCACTGATATACAGCGAGCGCCATCTATTGGTGGCAGACCCTAAGTCATATTGTAAATTGTCGGTTGGAACAAAGTGTCCGGATGAAGAAAGTTGCGCAATGCCAAGGAATGACCCACTAAAGGTTCCCGTGGACCCACTGCTGTTATTAACAAGTGCGCGAATCCAAATGGTGGATGATGATGGAGGCGCTGATACGAATGTTAATATACTTGAGGAAAGAGTATAGTCATTTGCATAACTATAACTTAAACCATCTACTGCAACAAATAAAGAAGAGGAATGATATGGTGTAGTTAAATTGTATTGCGTTTGTACCCCATCGCTGGTGTATCCAAACGAATCAATTTTTGTAGTCGCTGATACCTGGGCCGTTGGAAGATTGGTTAGTTGACTACCATCTCCCTTAAAATATGATGCGGTGACCGCATTAGTAATGTTTGCACTGCCAGAAACTATCAGCCCCTTTCTGGCTACGAATTCATTTGCCATAATTCCCCTTCTTCATTATCCAAAGGTTTATATTAAATTGTAAATAACCGTTAGTTTATATTATAATGCGCGAACAGCGGTTTTGACTATCCAGTTATCAGAATTAACTGTTGCTTTTAGTCGTGCATTGCCTGAAAGAATGTCTGCACTTAACACGACATCGTTTGTGTTCCCCAAATCGTTTGTAGATGTATCAGTAAATTCTACATTACCCGTTTGGTCCCATACTACCATTACCGTGCCTGCACGATAATTGGTTGTTTTCTTGATGACATAATCAAAGAATGCTGCATCATAACTACCCGTGGATACAGTAGCAACTACTTCGGTGCCAGTATCTACATCAAGGTTACTTGCTGATGCGAATAACACACCTTGAATGATTGCCCCACCTTGTAATGAAAGTTGGTCGGTGGTCGTTGCTCCATATGGAGTAATATTTTGAAGACCAAACGAATAACTGCTGCCAAGATTAAGTGGTACAGTATTAAAGGTAATCGGGTACGCGGTAATATGTCCAAGCGATGATGAAAAGTTTGCCGTATCGAATGATGCGACACCCTTATTACTTCCGTTTGCTAATTCACCACTAATGGTAAGCGTTTGATTACTAACACTAAGATTAATACCTTCACTTGCGCTGACGATAAGTGCTTCATTCTTAAGATTGACGTATCCGTTTGTAGTTGTAGTATCATCAGATCCCGAAATGATTAAGGTAGTAACGATACCCGACAAATTACTACCGTCGCCGGAGAAGAATGATGCGGTAAGTGACCCAGTTACGTATACATTTTCTTCTGCATGTAATGTATTACCAACAATACGAAGTGGAGAATATCCTGGTCGATTATCGATGTGATTTCCTTCCGTTGCTACTACGACACGACCATCAACGAGTTGTGCTTCGTTACCCGTGGTAGTAGTATTTTCTGGACCGAGGATTACGATACCACTGGTAATTGATGACCCAGAGATATTTTGTGCTAACCAACGATTGGTGTAACTGTCCCAATATAATGAGCCAGTTAATGGAGTTGCTGAACCAGAATCAATAACTGACATACCACCAAATCTAGTGGCGTTTGTTGCATTTAGAATAATTTCATTATCAGCAACTACAACTTGGGATGATGTAACATATTGGACAGACATTGATGTTACAGTAAATAATCCTGTAACATTCAAACTTCCAGAAATGTTTACATTCTTTGCAATTCCAACACCACCCTGAACAATTAAAGCACCGTCAGTGAAATTTGTACTATTGGTGGTGTCACTAATCGTTTGAATACCCGTAAAGGTATTTGAACCAGTAGTTGCTAATGTAGAATAATTTGTTGTTTGTGTGACATCGATTTGCGCAGAACTACTGACTACTCCATCTGTATTGAGCTTTTTCTTAATACCATCAGTAAAATGAGTAGACCCCGTGTCAAGCGTTAACGTGCGGGTAGTTGTAATATCACCACCACCAGTTAAACCATTACCTGCTGTAATACTGACCGTTGAGTGGTCAACGTGTTGGTTTGCTACATAATTAGTGGTAGCGTTATGGTCTACTTGTGATGAAGCAGAGACAGTTCCTAATGGAATGCCGATAGTTACGGTGTTATTGGTGACTACCGTGGTAACACCGTTTGACCCACTAAGAGTTAATGTATCTGTTAATAAACTGAGCGTGTCATTTCCCGTTGACCCACTAATACGAAGGTCAGTGACAAGTCCCGTTAATTGTGACCCGTCGCCTTTAAATGAGCCGGTAAATGAACCAGTGGCGCCCGCTGATGCGGTGACTGGGCCATAAAATATACTATTACTGGAAACTTCAAGCGACCCAGTAATTTTTGCACCGTTATTAAGGACTATTAGACCTTTACGGGCAATAAATTCATTTGCCATACATTTCTCCCAACGGGGTTATCGTATATAAATATTAAATACTTTTTTAAGGATTCAAATTAGGAAACAATTTAAATAGACTTTGTACAGTCCATGCTCCGCTTCCTGATCCTTCACTGCTAACCCGTAACCGTAGTTCGTTTGAACTACTTAAAAACTTAAAGGAAATATCACTTGTATCGCCAATATCGGTAGTAGATACGTCAGTAAAGATTACACTCGCAGTATTTAACCACGCTGCCATAATAATCCCCATCCGACATGCGCCTGTACGTTGAGCAAGATACTCTACTACCATCCCAGAATATCGAGTCGTAGAGATATACGGGTAAATATATTCTGATACTCCAAATATACCCGTGTTAATTGACCCAGTAAATAATACAGTAAATTGTCCAGCATTTATTTCTAATTGACTAGATTGAACCGATCCATATAATGAACTTGTAACCGATGTTGCTGTGACTGGACCATCAACTTGTAATGATCCTGTAATAACAGCGGACCCACTAAATGGAAATCCAGAGCCAGCTCCAGCATTCAAGGCGTATGACGCAGTTAATGCATACGAGGATGATATTGCGGTAAGCGCTACATCAGCAATGCGATTCCACGACCCTGTTCTGATAGGCGTGACCGCAGTAGGGACAATATTTACATTATAATCGGTGTTCTTTTGAATATTAACGGATATACTTGGTACATCTAGAGCTAAATTATCGTCCGTGTTCTCCCGAATCACAACCCGTATATTTGGTATACCGGTACTGAAATCACTCATTTATTATCTCGTCGATGCTGGGCGTACTACAAAATATCCTTCAAGAATACGTCTGGTGATTGAACCACTAGTCATATTAACATCGTATACGTATTTACGTTGTGTAAATGTACTTGTTTGAGCTGGAGTAAGTTCTAGGAAAAAACTTCCCGAAGCGTTAGGGGCCAGTTTGGTGATAGTAAATGAAGCGGCAATTTCATCAGTATTATAATTTTCTCTAACTTGGCCAGCAAAACTATAATTTGTAATATCCAAATACCCGCCTTGGTCTACGTTTTCCACGCTAGCCAATACTTTGAAAGTTTCACCTTGACCGATATTAAATTCAGTAATGTCTGCCATAATCTTCCTCGAAAAAATACACCTTTATATAAGTATCATAAATTCTTGGTATACAGTAATTTCCAACAAAAAACCCCACCTTTTGAGTGGGGTTTTGTGTCCTGTGACGAACTAGTATTAGTAGTTAAGGATGCAGTAATCTGGTTGGATACTGAGTGAGATTACCATTGGGTCATCCTTTTCCCAAGTCATTTCACCGAATTCAATCTTAGTGATTTGGCATCCCTTGAGAATCCATTCTTCAACCTTATCACCGACTGGTCCAAGCACGTTGATGATAATGTCCTTCTTATAAAATTCTGCATATCCGTCACGACCGGTAACTGATTCGTGGTGGAGACGAACCCATTCCATTACTGCTTGTGCGCCTGATGGAACGATTGGGTCATATAATTCAAGGTTCATTTCTTCCCAAATCGTCTTACCCTTGACATAGCGTTGAAGATTGATGTGGTCAAGCTTCTTCTTTTCTTGGGTTAACTTTGGACGGTCTGCCTTCTTGATGAGATAAGAAGGAACACCATCTAACAACATTATATACCGATTCGCAGTCTTTGGTTCGAATGCGGTAAAAAATAGTTCTTGTTCATTGACCAAATTTGCCATATGGCTCTCCAAATATAGATTGGTACTTTAATAAATAGTTGTTATTGAAAAAACTGATTAGATGGTATCGAAGGTTGCACCAGTTGGGAGAATGTTGAAGTCCAACTTGATGAATTCTGCGGTACGGGTTGGTTGGAGATAGATTGCACCAGCCAAGATGTTGCGGTCAATGATGTCTGGTGTATTATTGGTTTCATCCATTACCACACGGAATGCGGTCAACCCAGAACGTTGTTGGATACCTGCGAGGTATGGGTTGACGATGTTCAAGAAGCGAGTACGTGTTGCTTCGGTATTTTGTTCGAATACCAAGTAACGTGCTGAACTTGCGATATACTTCTTGACAGTGATAAGTAAGCGACGAACGTTTACGCGGTCAAGTGCTGATGCTCTACGTTGTAATGTCTTTTGACCCCAAACACAGATACCTTGTCCTGGGAACTGTGCGATTGGATTGACCTTTGATTCGTATAATTCATCACGTTGTGCTTGGTTCAAACGAGTCTTGACACCAACTGCGCCTGGGATACCACCACGATTCAATCCTGCTGGTGCGAACCATTCTGCGCCTTGTTGGTCAGAGTATGCGTATACTTCTGGGAGAACCACAGATGGTGGAGCCCAGATAAACTTACCAGTGATATCGTCTAGTACACGAACCCAAGGATAGTATGCTGCTGCATAATTTGTGTCAAGGAGTTCAGCTTGAGTAGTAACTGATGAAAGTGTTGCATCAAGTGTATCAAGGTCAGCGATGTAGAAGCAATCACCGCGGGATTCACAAAGGTCAATGCCAGTTTGTACTACATAACTGTGTTGTGAGTAAATTGCTCCTGGAATTGCTAAGAGATTGAAATCTACTCTATCTGGATTACTTAATTGATTTAGTGCTCTCTTAAATTCAACTGAACCAGATGCTGCTGCGTTTGAAAGGTTGAATCCTTGACTATTTGTTGCAGTGATTGACCCACCCAATGCGATGTAGCGGTTTGGCTTGAATCCATCAAATCCACCTTGAAATGGAACAGAGAAGCGACGATATGTTACGTGGTCACGGTTGGTAAGAGAAATTGCCGAACCACCAACTTCATTACTTGCTAGGTTTTCGATATTGAATTCAGATCCAACAACGTTATTTCCTACGAGTGGTCCAAGATATGAAAGACTAGTGGTGTTTGAGAAATCAAATCCGTAGTAATTGGTGTTTGGACCAACAGCGTTAGATGCTACATACCCAGGAGTACTTCCACTGGTCCAACGACTGTTGACGAATGACCCCGTTGCAAATTCTCCAGAAGAACCAGATACAGTTGAATTTAGTTGAGCAAATCCATATGGAACTGAATTATCTGGAATTACGTCTGCACTCATTTCGATACGAATATACTTTGAATTATTTACAAAGTCACCTTCGTAATTTGTTTCAAGTGTTGTTGAATTGTAAGTTGGAACACTGTTTCCAATTACACGTGCGATATAATTTGGACTGGTTGGGTCAAGATTTAAGTTGTTGAAACTTTCAAGTACGTTTGGTGACTTATCGGTGTCATTAAAATCACGTACAAGAAGTGAGAATGAACCAAAGTCACTATCTGGGTCGATACTTGGTGAGATACCAGTGATAGAAATCTTTACTTCCTTGTTTGCACCAGTACCGTCACTTAAAGTATGAACCTTAAAGAGATTATACTTTGAACCACCGATGGTTTGTGAACGAATCCATGGGGTAGTTGCGTTATTATATTGAGTAAGAAGACTCAAGGTCGAAGTGGTTGCAGTCATTGTAACGTTTGCACCAGCTTGAGCAATTGCGTCTGGGAACACTGCGTATACATACCCTGGAAGGGTTGAGTCACCATTTTGTGGGTTAGTTCCAAAATATGAACTAATGAATGATGTACTAGTTTCAGTAGAACTTAGTGCACTTGCTGAAACATTCTTATTACCAGAACTACTGACGAGTAAATTGAAACTCGTTGCACCACCAGTAGCGGTTGCACTTGTAATCGTACTTCCTGATACGGTTGGATGAAGCACTGCAAAAATCTTACTACCCGATGAACCGGTAGCGTAGATTGTTGATGCGGTGGTAAGATATCCACCTAGTCCAAGAACACGAACAACTGTAGCACTACCTGCTTCTTGCAAGTAGTTCTTAACGGTATATCCCATATAAGAAGTGCCGTCAGGTTCACCGAAGTTAGTTACGAACCCGTCGATGCCTTGCACTGTGGTCGGGATAAATGCTGGTCCTTTTGTGGTTGGACCAACAAATGCCGCACCAATTTCAGCTACTCCTTGTGCGAGGAATGTTTGGTCGCGTTCTTGTGTAAAGACACCAGGCGACACGATTCTTTCTGCCATACGGTATTCTCCAAACTAAATTTGTTATTTCTCTGATGTAAATTCGCCGGTTTCAAAATTAATCGACCCAGCACCATACTTGTCCGATAACCGTTTAATTAATGTTTGTTCTTCTTCGAGTAGACTTTTAAATAGTTTGGTTTGTTCACCAAGCTTGTCATTCAGTTCTGCGATATCTGATTGGAGCAGCTGAATCTGTAATGTTAGCTGTCCGGCGTCAGAGACTACCGATGCGAGTTTGTTACGCAAAACACTAATTTCTTCCAATTCTTCCTTGGTAATTTCCGCCATAATAACCTCTTGGAGTATAATACAACTCGTATTATAAATATCTGTTTTTTTACCTAAACATCAATTATTATCCTTCTATTTCACTAAAAGTGACCACTTTTTTGACCCCGTATCGCTTCTTAGTCAATAATCCTCTGTTTAATCCAGCATCAAGTTGTGTTTCTGGAAGGAGATATGCGTATACGGTCATATCGAATTGTGTTCTGACTACTCTATCCGCATCGTTAGGCAATTCTGTGACTGGCTCAAACGACTTAATAATAGTACGGAATTTATACTGATTTGGTTCTCCCCAGAATTCATCACTTTCGAATGAGATATTTTCTACGATAGAATTCATTTGTTCCATATATTCGGTCCATACCATACAGCGATATGTTATTTGATAATAATCTGGGGCTGCTGTGGTATTATAATATTCCCGGCTTGGAACTATTTTATTTGCTACACTAAACTGGTCATATGGTGTTCTACGATTCCAACCAGTATAAAATGTACGGTCATAGTATTTGTTGACCGCAGAGTTGATTTCTGTTTGTTTATTCATCGCCGTGCGGCGAAGCATGATGATTGGAAGTTGAATCTTTCCAATGGAATCACGTAATACTCCGTCTTTTTGTGCAGACTTCCAACGTTCAGGACTGCCATAAATTATCGGCACACGTACTTGAACATTTTGTTGGGTCACTATCGGCTTAATACGTTCAGACATATACTTTAGAATAGCATTATCTATCGTATATAAGGTAACTGATATTGGTGGAGCAGTAGTTTGCGTATCGTCTGCCCGATTTTGTAGCCGTGGTGATTGCTGATTGTCGTTTACAATCTTAGTTTCATCTGTCATACTTGAGCCTCTTCAATGTCAATACTTGTACGACGAGTGAGGTGAGCGATACAAATAACTGCGGTATTAAAACCAGGCTTTCCTGCAATTAATTGAGTTTCTGTAATGTTATTGACTTCATAATAATGATTATTATATCCGATGACATCGCCAATTTCTGGATATGTACTTACTTCTTGTAGCATACGACGAGCGAATCTGAACTCAACTTGTTGTCGTTGGTTTATTCCAAAGCCATCATCATTGTTAACTATGTTCTTATCATATTTGACAATCGCATTTACTTTAACGGGAGTATATCGTGGCTTAGCTGAACTTTCTCCGTAAATGTTTACTCTAGCCGACGCCACGACAATCTTATATAAAATAACGGCAACATCCATTGTCTCGTCAATTAATTCCCGAGTAATGTGTTGAATAAATTCAAAGTCACGTTGTGTAACGAAGCGTGCCATTTATTAACCTATGTAGATGAGAGTTGGAACATTACGGAATGTTTCTTGCATTGCCTTAGAATTTTCAGCTTGCTTTTTCATTTGAGCTTGGAGTCCAGTTTCTTCAAGGGTTTCTCTAAGTTCTTTAATCAATGCTTCCTTTTCTGCTACTGCTTCTCTGCGAAGAATTTCCCCGTCTAAACGAATTTGTCCATCTGGGTATGGGATATTTTCAAACTTGGAACGAATGATACCAAGGAGTTCTTTTGCTAACGCCAGCGTGTACTTAAATATCCACGTACGAGACATATCATTTGTTTTGGTATACGATATGTGAGTATATGGAACATTTGAAAGGTCACTAGCAATGTTACTTCCAGATTGTAATAGATTTGCTTTCTTATCACTCTTTACAATATAATCAAAGTAGACAATTGAATCACGCTTAAATATTGGTGAGAACTTAATAATATTATTAGAGATTTCAAATCCATATTGACTCTTACGAACCATATCATTGATTTCAATTGCTTGAATACGGAGTAAATCTTCATAAGCTGGCATCATCACGAATGTGACTGGCGGTGAGTATCCGTCAAATCCGAATTCTGCCATCAAGTTAGTCAATCCAAGACCAGTAGTTGCAAATGGGTCATAGTAACGTGCGACGGCTGGAGGCATATAGTGATAGACCCGACGAATTTCAATCGCTGAGCCGCTTTCATATGGGTCTGCCCACAATGATTTTAAGTCGTATGATTGAGTTGAAATAGATGCAGAAATCCACCCACGCTTTACTTCAACATTTCCGCCGGACTGTGCTTCAACGCCGTAGTCATTTGCAATATTGATTAATTGAGGAATTGGTGACCCAATAATATTTCGTTGAGTTGCGCTAGTAGCCGTCGTTGCACCTTGCAACGTCATCATATATTCACGCGCATTAAATTGATTGACTTGATTTCCATAAGTCGTAATGGCTTCTTCAAAACAAGCATAAATTTGCTTGTCAAGTAGTTCCACTTCTA